TATCGAGATAGTAAACGTGGCTACAGCAAAGCAAGCACTAGGATACAGCGGGCGAAAGGCAATGGACGAGATTGTCCAGAACTGGATAGGCAAAGGCTTACCCTTGATACAAGACCGAGGCGGTAGACAGTGGACTGCGGAAGCATATGCACAGACTTTGGTAAGAAGCACAAGCAATGAGGTAGCCTTTCAGGCACAGATGGAATATTGCGAAGAGAATGGCGAGGACTTGGTTGAAGTATCATCACACCTTGGAGCAAGACCGTTATGCGAGGAATACCAAGGGCTGGTTTACAGCTTGAGTGGTACAAGCACAAAGTACCCACCGTTTAGCAGTACGAGCTACGGAGAGCCAGCAGGATTGTTTGGAATAAACTGTCGGCACACGATGGCACCTTTTAGAGATGGCATGGAAAAAACATGGCAACCGTATGGGAAACGAGAAAATAGGAAAGTGTACGAAGAAAGCCAAGAGCAACGGAAATTAGAGCGAGAAATAAGACGAGCAAAGATGGAAGGGCAGAAGGCTAAGATATTGGAAAAGCAAGAGGTGTTAAAAAGCTTCTTGAAAGATACAGGGCGTAGACGTGAAGTAGCACGTGAACAAATAGGAGGCATAAATGGCTGATGAAATTAAAACCGATGAAGTAGTAGCAGAAAATGTTACAGTGGAACCGATTGAGGCGGTTGTAGAGCAGGAAAAAAAGTACACCGATAAAGAATTGAATGACAAGATCTCGGCACGGGTGGCTAAGGAATTAGAGCGGGCGAGAAGCGAGCTATTAAAGCAGGCAGGAGTAAAGGACGCTGAGGAGCTTGCGAAATTAAAAGAGCTACAGGACGCACAATTAACCGAGGCAGAGAAAACAGCAAAGGCACTTGCTGAACGTGAAGCAGAGCTTGCTGAAATAAAGCAAAAAGCAACGATTGCAGAAGCACGAGCAGAGGCGATGGTTCAAGGTATCGCACCAGAAAAAATTGAGCGAGTGATTAAACTAATCGGAGCGTATGAAGGCGAGACCACAGCAGAAAAGATTGCAGGCTTTATCAAAGAGAATCCAGAGTTTGTAAAACGGGCAGGCATACAAGACCTTGGAGTAAAGAGCGGAGGAGACACGATAAGCGAGGAAGAAAGACTCTTAGCCTTAGCGAGAAAAGGTGCAGGATTGTCTTGACAATGTGCAAGACTTATGCTACATTTAAATAAATGGCTTAGCATTCTAAGGTCAAGCAGTCCGAGGCTTGTAAAACTTTTCGGAGTGGATTAACGGCACCTAAACCGTGGACAATCTAATTGTCTATCAATATTTTTAGGGAGCCGTTTTTTTTGTGCTCCCGAACAGGAGCATATTATGGCATTATCTACAAACACAATTAACGCACGGGCAAAGATTTTTTCACAGATACTAGATGAGAAAGTAGTTGCATCATTAACTTCTGGAATTCTTTCCGCAAACTCTTCACGATTGCAATTCGTCGGTGGCGATGAAGTAAAAATTCCCGTTATCAAAACAAACGGGCTAGGGAACTATAACCGAACAACCGGTTATGCAAGCTCATCTTTAGAGTTTGGCTATCAAACAAAAAAGTTTAGATTTGACCGAAGCTTCAAGTTTGGTATTGACGCAATGGACGAAGATGAAACAGCGGGTATCTTAAACACTTCAAACGCTTTAGCAGTCTTTGCAAAACAGGAAGAAGCACCCGAGGTTGACTCTGCACGCTACTCATCGTTATATGCAGACATTGCACGGCTTAATGGACGTATCACACAATACACACCAAACAAAGATACTATCCTCACAAAGCTTTACGATGACTTTGGACATATCCAAGACATTGTAGGCGAGCAAGAACAGCTTTATTGTTTTATGTCAGGCAAGGCATATCGAGCATTAACACAATCAAGCGAATTAAACCGAACTATGGAAACACAAGAAATCACTGGGCAGAATGGTGTTACCTTAAAAGTAAACTCACTTGATGGCGTAGCTATTATACCCGTACCTTCGAGGCGAATGAAAACAGAGTACGCATTTAAAACTACTAACGGTTTTGCATCTAAACTTTTTGCAGGCGAAATGAACTGGCTTATCGTGGGAGCAGAGGCAGCTATTGCGATTGAAAAACACAACAACACAAAAATAATTCAAGCAGCTAATTCTGAGCTATACGACGCCGACCAACTAATGGGCAGGCTTGTGCACGACTGTTGGTTATTTGATGAGCAAGTGAATACTTGTGCAGTATCTCTTTTAGAAGCCAACGCAGTAAACCTTGCAAGTGTAGTAGACCCTGACGGAATTATTGGTTTCAAGGCTGACGAATTGCCAAAACTTACTAGCGAAGAAGCGGCAAAAGTTACCATCACAATGGGAACAGGTACCGAGGGAGTAAAGTGGTACTTCTTAAAAGGCACGACCGATGCACCAATTGCAGTAAAGGTTGGTTCTGCTTTACCTACAGAAGCGACAGAGGTAACAGCAACAGGATCAAAAACAGTCGGCAATGGAAATTATGGATTGCTTTATGGTGTTAAAGATGGGCGAGTAGTTATCTTTGCTAGCATTAAAGCAAAAGCATAAGGAATAGGACATGGCATACGCAACAGAAGAATTTTATAAAGAAAAATACTTTGGAGCTATCGGAGGCGAGGCATACCTTGACAAAGCGAGCTTGGATATAGATTTAATGTTACCGTATGCTATTAACATTGATAACCTAAGCGAGACAGCCCTTGACTGTTTAGCGATGGCGAATTGTGCACAGGCAGAAGGTTATGTGTTACATGGCGACCCATCGCAAAGCACGAGCGGTTCTGTGTCGCTTGGTTCATTTTCTACTAGCGAAGGCGGAGCAAAGCAAACTGGTTTATTGTTTGACAAGACAAGCAGGTATTTATCACTTGCAGGTTTTGGTTATAGAGGAGTACCGAGGGTAGGCAGATGAAACAAATACCACTGGAGATACTAAAAAACAAAGCAAAACTTTGTCCTTACACAGGGCAAGATGAATATGGCAACGCACAACACGGGAAGGAAGTGGAGCTTGAGAATATTTACGTTGAGCCAGTGAGCAGTACTGTTATGCAGGCACTAGGTGAGTATGAGCGATACGAGTTGACATTATATTATGACGCAGTGAACTCTAAACCTAGTGTACGATTTACCAATCTTGATAAAATTTTTTACAATAGCAAAGAGTACGGAGTGCGAATGGTTGCTGATTATTTTAATCCGTATGATAGCAGACTACACCATAGCGAGGTCAGACTGTATGGAAATTAAAGTAAAGCTAGAGTTTGATGTTGACAAAATCAAGAAACAGAAACAAGGGAACTTGGACAGGACGCAAGATTTTTTAGATCAGCGAGTTTTGAACGACAGCAACTATTTTATTCCTATGCAGGAAGGCTTTTTGAAAAACAGCGGACACGTAGTTAAGCGAGGGCAGATAGAATGGTCGGCAGAGTACGCACGTAAACAATACTATGGACTACCAAACAAAAGCAAGCAAGTAAACCCAAACGCAAGCATGAAATGGTTTGAGCAAGCGAAGGCTAGGAAAATGAAAGAGTGGGAAAGGATAGCAAACGGTGAATATAATAAATGATGTGAAAAATTATCTTGATGGCTTAAACTTAGACTTGTATGCACCGATAGGCTTAGAGGCATTTGGTTTATTAAGCGAGTCGATTGTTATCCGTAGCGACCCATCAGAGGCAACAGTAACAGAATTTATTGACGGTTCTTCGACAGGTAGGCAGTCAATAAGTTTCTATGCAAGAAGTAAGGCACCGACAAATGCAATAGAGGCATTAGTAAAAATTAAAAACGCATTAGACAAAACAGAACTGTCTTTGACTGATGTATTATGTATACGAGTAACACCAAGGACGCTACCAGCAATCGTTGAAAAAAACGACACGGGCGAATTTGTGTACACGATGGTTGTCGACATTGAGTTTGACAATAACAATAAATTTTAATGAGGTAAGAATATGGCAGTAAGCAATGGAACAATGTTAAAGAAGCACCATGTAGGTTTGTGGCTTAATGATGGAACATACGAAACCCCGAAATGGGTACGCATAAAAAAATCTACAGAAAACACAATCACAATGAACGCAGAAACACGAGAGGTTGACTATATTGTTGACGAGAACCCAACGACAATTTTGGATAAATACAAGCCTTCCCTTTCCCAACCGATTGTTATGTACAAAGGCGAGCCAGACTTTGAATTTGTGTTTGATAAGTTTTTCAAACAATCAGTCGGAGCAGATGCAGAGGGCGAAGTGCTTATCGTTTTTTATGGAGCTGATGGAGGCTCAGAACGAGCGAAGGCATGGCGAAGCAAATGTATATTTACAATCGACAGTCTTAATCCAGTTGACTCTACTATCACAGTGGGCATTGACTTTGCAGGCACGACCGAGAAGGTAGAAGTGGATACAGACTTGAATATTTACGAACTTAACAGCAAAGATGTAACAGTCGACCAAATTATAGAAGTCGTTAAAGTAGTTGACGGAGACACAGAAGCAATAGTTGGTGCTACCGTTGAAATTGACGGAGTGAAGAAAACTACAAACGCAGAAGGTAAGGCGACGTTTAAGCTTATTAGTGGCAAGAAATACGCAGTTACAGCATACAAAGATAATGACATTAAATCGGACTTTGTTACTGTACCAACAGATGAATTTAGTTTGAATATTGCATGAACCTAGCGAAAGCATTCTTGCCCGAAGCGGTTGAAGTTTTGGGCAGGTTTTACAAGATACACACAGGACATTCTTTTTGGTTTC